TCCTTAGGTGACGGTCCACTGGACATGTACGAGCGTTCCACGAACGAGCCCCGCGGCAAGCTGGTGTCAGCGGCGCGCAACATGCGGGCGCAATACTTGAAGAACGACACGCAAATGGTGTTGATCATCGTTGTGGTATAGAACCCGCTCAGATTTCGCGCCTCAGATAACAATTGCTCGTACGGGGCGGCCGTGTCGCCTTCACGACTGTAAAACTTGAGCTTGCGGTCGATCTCTTGATGCATTAGGCGGCGGATGACGGAGCGGTCGTTAGCGCTCATAGTCTTGTCCGGGCTCTCGCAACAGTCGACGAGTATTTCCGTGATCATCTGGCGGACGGCGTGCATGAACGTGGCGTCCATCTTTGACACATCGCAACTATCCGGGAGGCGGAAGACGTCTTTGTTGTGCTTGTTGAAGGCATGTGCGGTCTTGCGAACGAGCTCAGCCATCTCATCGGGAGAGGCGCCGGGTGCGTACCACGGAAAGACGTCGTGGTTCTTCATGCCGTCAACGAATGGCATTACGAAGGTCGCGGTGTAGACGATCGAGATGAAGTCGGCCGGCATTATCATGCGAGCTGCCTGGGAAGCTTCCTGGCCCTCGGGCTTGATCTGCAACTTCACGTCTTCGCTCAGATAGGAATCGAGCGTCGCGAAGTAGATGCGGCGGCGTGACGCATAGGACGTGTCGGTCTCGTGCTCGGCGCGCGGATCCAACTTGGGGGCTGTCATGACGTTACCGTCGGCCGAGAGGCGCAGCGTGTCCCACGCGGTCTTGAACTCCTCGATTTGACGACGGCGTACCGGGTCGTTCTTGGCCTCGAGTAATTTTTCGAGCGCCTCCTCGATCGTGAGTCGAAGGAATTGGCCGTTGTGTCGCTTGAACTTACTACGGAGCGTCGACCGGTAGGAAGTAGCTAACTTCTCGAGTTTGGCAATGGCCGATTCGTTCTGAGTCCGCTCGGCTTCAGTCAGGCCGATCTCGCACTCTTGCCAGCGCTTACGGCGTGCCTTTGCGCCGCTGTTCTCGTCCCCTCCCTTGTGGTACTTGCTCCAACCAGGGTAGCTGCCGGGTTTGCCCTTCTGTGCGTGACGGGGCTTCTCGAGGCGTTGTTTACTGCTGTTTGTTATCTCAGCAGTGCATCCGACCTTCACGGCGAGGCTCGGTGTCATAATCGGACCCCACAGTTGAACACCCGGTAATGCAGAATTCGGGTACTCGGGATTCGAGCCACCACCGAGTTCGGGCTTCGTAGCTTCAGCGCTCTCGTGGATGACGACGGTCGGCGGTCGCTCACAAGCGTACGTCGACTCAGGAAGGCTGCATAAAAGTGAGGCTTTGACGAGGCGGGCCACGTTGTCATTGCTCTCCACGCTTGCGGGCGAAAATTCACCGTCGTATCGGGTGTGCGCAGCGCAGATGAGTTGAATGTTCTTCGTGTTGAACGCGTTGCCGCTGGCGCCGGCTTTGGAGACACATGCCGTATATACGTCCTTGGGCAGCTTGAAGTAGACGCCACCGACGCCGGTCCCATCGCAGAGGTGGACCTCGTCGTTTATCAGCATCTTGATGCCGTATCCTCCGCCGAACTCGAAATACTCGTAGCGATCCTCAGCCTTGACTGTCGGGTACGTGTAACGGACGCACTTCTCCAGAATGAGGGGTCCGCGGCTACCTGTGGTGGTCAGACAAGTGCGCTCGTTCGCAAGATTGAGCTCGGCGGTACGCGCCGTGTCAGCGAGGTCAAGCGGTATGGTATGGTGATACGAAGGGCACAAGACGGTGACGCTCATGCCGCGCAGTGCACTGATCGAGTGCCGCAGACATTCGAACACGCCGGTTTGACGGCCCGTTCGCTTGATCGACCTGATAAGGTTCAGATCGGTTAGCTCGTTGCCTTTGAATCGGCCGTATCCGAACATGCCTCCTAGGACGTTGTGCTTGACGCGTGAGAAGGTCGTTTCGTCTTTGGGGTAGAGGCCGACGTGACGTGCGCGGTCAATCTCGTTTTGCTCGCCCTCGTCCATAGCACGCATGTGGACGACGGAATCGTCGCGCGCGGTGAAGTGCTTCAAACCGTGGTCGTATGTGGCCTTGTGCCCCGGGCTGACGACGTCGACGGATTCTTGCAGCCACAATTGGCC